CATTATTTAATGCTGTCATGGAATCAATATCTATTATTGATGGTAAACATTCTACACTTACAAAGAATGCATTACCAGATATTCTAACAAAAGCACTAGGTGTTTCATTTGATACAAATATTGGTCACGACTATATTGAAGATGTAGAATCTAGATATGAATTTTATCATAACCAAGAAGAACGTATTGAATTTGATCTTCACCTCTTTAATGAAATTACTAAAGGTGGAATACCAAACAAAACACTCAACATCGCTCTGGCTGGAACTGGTGTTGGTAAGTCTTTGTTTATGTGTCACGTTGCTGCAAGTGTATTATCATTAGGTAAGAATGTACTCTATATTACTATGGAGATGGCAGAAGAACGTATTGCAGAACGTATCGATGCTAATCTACTGAATATACCTATTGACCAGATGGGGAATATTACAAAACAGCAACTAACAGATAAAGTTAATCGTCTAAAGACAAAGACAAATGGTAAACTGATTATTAAGGAATATCCAACAGGTGCAGCAAATTCAAATCACTTTAGGGCATTATTAAATGAATTAAAGTTGAAGAAGTCATTTGAGCCAGATATGATCTTTATTGATTATCTAAATATTTGTGCATCATCACGAATGAAAACTATGGGAGGATCAATTAATTCATACACTTACATTAAGGCAATTGCTGAAGAGTTACGTGGTCTTGCAGTCGAGTTCGACGTACCGGTCGTATCTGCAACGCAAACGACTCGTTCTGGTTATACTAACTCGGATCCTGGGCTTGAAGATACGTCCGAGTCTTTTGGATTACCCGCTACCGCAGATCTAATGTTTGCTCTTGTATCTAGTGAAGAGCTAGAACAACAAGGACAGATTATGGTTAAACAATTAAAGAATCGTTATAATGATCCGAACAAACATAAAAGATTTATTCTAAATATAGATAAAAGTAGAATGAGACTTTTTGACGCAGAGGGATCAGATCAAGATCTAGTACAAGATACACCAGTATTTGATAATGGTGAAATGGCTGAACGTTTTGCAGATTTTAAATTATAGGAGAATATCATGGGAAAGAAAAGATCAAGAGATAGCCAAACATCAAAAGGACAACGTAGACCAATTGATCCACGTTGGAGAAAAGAACAACGTCGTGAATATACTGGTAGTACAATGGAACTCTTAAATAAATTAAGAGCACATGTTTCTGGTAAACCTACATGGGTTACTATTCCAAATCCAGATAAGCAACAAACAAATAAGCCATTTATTCGTGTTCGTGGTAGAGATTATTTTACTAAAGCTGGGGGTAAGATGAATGCAAGTACGTCTAATTAGTTTTTCTCAGCCAGCTGATGGATTATATGTAGGGGAAAATATCCAAGAACTAATTTCATATTGTGCTCGGGTTTCTAATCCAAGTAACCAAATGAACAATGAAACATCTAGTAAACTTCTACAATATCTAATCAAACATAAACATTGGTCACCATTTGAAATGGTTAGTGCTTGTGTTGAGGTAGAAACTACACGTGATATTGCTAGACAACTATTACGTCATAGATCATTTTCCTTCCAAGAATTTAGTCAACGTTATGCAGATCCTACAAATGAATTATCATTTGTAATTAGAGATGCAAGACTACAGGATCCAAAGAATAGACAAAATTCTATAGAAACGGAAAATGTTGAACTACATCATAAGTGGATGGAACAACAAGAAAAAGTTATTGAAGCAGCAAAGCAAGCTTATAACTGGGCAATTGAAAACGGTATTGCAAAAGAACAAGCACGTGCTGTATTACCAGAAGGTAACACTGTTTCAAGATTATATGTAAATGGTACTATTCGTTCTTGGATTCATTATATTGAACTACGTAGTGGTCATGGTACACAACTAGAACATATTCAACTTGCAAAAGAGATTGCCTGTGCGATCTGTGCAATATTTCCAATGATAAAGGATTTTGTTCATGGAAGTACAACTTAGAAATAAAGAACTAATTGAACAACTTGATGGATTTGTAGAAGACTTCTATAATATTCCAGGATATAATGATCCTAAGTTTCATATGTTTGATCCTCAAGACGCAAAAACAAAAGGTGAATATTATTGTTCAGATGAATTTTTAGAAAAACAGTTTTCTTTAGGTGATAAACATACAGGGTTTCCTGAACAACATTTTTCACAACCTGTTGGTGTTATGGCAGAACGTGATCCTGATAACTTTCATGATATTTCTTTTCGTGTAAAAAAACAGTTTCCTGCAATACTTGGTGTACATTCAAATGCACTTTATAATTATTATCCACCAGGTGGGTTTGTAGGTTGGCATACTAATTGGAATGCTGCTGCTTATCAGATTCTTTTCACATGGTCAAAGACTGGTGATGGTTATTTTCGTTATTACGATTTAAAAGAAAAGAAGATTGTTACTGAGCAGGATAAACCAGGTTGGCAATGTCGGTGGTATTATTTTGGTAGACTCAAAGAAAGAGAACATCATTGCTGGCATGCAGCATATGCAGGATGTGATAGAATCACACTTGCATTTAAAATTATAAATGATGGTATTGGAACAGAACTTGATCAAAAAGCTATTAATTTGAAAGATCAAGTTATAGCAGATATAGAGGAAGAATAAAATGCTTATTTCTACTTACTGGGCAGGTAACGGTAATGAAGGTCGTGCTGAAGTTCATAAGAATATTGAAGAAGGTACATGCTTCATTAGATATTTCGATAGTAATAATAAAATGTTTTTTACAGAGGAATTCCCTGATAAATCTATTTATTATGTTGAAGATGCTGCAGAGAACTGGGCATTAGGTATTAAGAAACTTGCAGGGGATTTACTTCTCAGCTAACATTTGATATAATAGTTGTTATGAAAATATTGATAATTGGATATGGTCGTCACGGTAAAGATACAGTAGCAGAGTATCTTCGTGACAAATATGGTTTAACATTTAAGTCATCATCTATGCATTGTGCAGAGAATGCAGTGTTCCCTGCACTCAAAGATATGTACGGTTATAAAACGGTAGAAGAATGTTTTGCTGATCGTTCCAATCATCGTAAAGAATGGTATGATCTTATCTCAAAGTATTGTGAATCAGATCCTTCCCGTATTGGTCGTGAGATCTTCGAGGTCTCTGATATGTACTGTGGTCTTCGAAACAAACGTGAGTTTCATTCTATTCGTAATAATGGTATTGTAGATGTTGTTATTTGGGTAGATCGTTCAGACTGGTTACCACCTGAAGATGAATCAAGTAACACACTTAAACCTTGGATGGCTGATTATATTATAGATAACAATCGTGATATTGATGAATTATATCGTAATGTAGATGATCTTATGAGGCACTTAAATGATAAGCTTCCATGAAAATGGTTGGACAGTATTTGTCCGAGGTGATATAAAAAATATGACAGAGACTGAAGCCAAACAGGTTGGTAGATATGTAGCCTCAAATATGGTAGTCGTATTCCCAGATCAGTATAAACAAACACCTGATGATCAGATACGTTTTACTAATATGATAGGTAGGTATAATAGTTTAGAAGATCTTCCTGTGAATAAAAGAGAAAGATATTCTAATATCTTAATAAGAGATGGTGTTGCTCGTGTTACCGGTGCTCTGAATGAAAAAGGTGAACCTGGTCTATTTGGTCATGTTAGTGAATTAGATTGGCATGCAAATCAAGCAAGTAATAGAGAAAGAAAACCTATTGTTTGGATGTATGGTGATTCTGGTATGGAAGGAAGCCGAACTAGTTTTATTAATATGATTCAAGTCTATAAAGATTTACCACCTGACTTGAAAGAAAAAATTAGTAATAAGAAATGTTACTTTGGATATAAAAAAGGAAAATATAGTACTAGTCCTTATTTCCATGAACATGTGAATAAAGATAATCTATTTGATCTAGTAATGACTAATAGAGCTGGAAAGACTGGATTATATTATCCATTCAATCAGGTTTTTGGAATGGCAGATACAAGTCATGAGGAATTCTTAAATCTTCATGAAGTATTAAAGAATTTTATATTAAAAGAAAAATATGTTTATCATCATGATTGGAAAGATAATCAGATAGTTCTTTGTGACCAGTGGCTTAGTCTACATAAAAGATGGGAATTTGATAAGATGGAAGATAGGATGTTACACAGAATTGCATTTGACTATTCTAACATATATGAAAAATATCCATAGGATAAATAAAATTGTAATGGTGAAGCAAACCAAAAGGTATACTGGACACGGGGGCAGTACCCGTCTGCTCCACCATAAACACATCTATCTGGGTGTGCTTATGATGGGGCAGAACTAGGATCGACAGGTATTGAATAGGCGAGTGGAGTTACACGGTTGATCGCGTAATAGATCAAATTAAG